CTGACGGCGCCCGTCAGAAGCTGGCGTCAGACATCAATGTCGCTATCATGAACGTCGCCTCGGCGCAGGGCTCGCTGGTTGTTCCGATCTCGGCTGCGCCGGGCAAGTACGACCACATCGCCCTTGCCGACACGATCATGAACGAACAGGGCGTGCCGTCCAATGACCGCTATTTCGCGCTCTCGAGCCGCGATTATAACGGCCTTGCGGCTGACCTCTCGGGCATCTCGCGTTCGTTTGGCAACCCGAAGTCGGATCGCGCTTATGAGCGGTCTTATGTCGGACCCGTTGCCGGGTTCGAGACTTACAAGATGGATTACGCCAACCGCATTCTCGCGGCCGCCGGCGGCGCCATCACGATCTCGACCGAGGACGCTGGCCTTAACTATTACAACCCGGTCGCCACTTCGACGGCCGGAACGGGCGAAGTCAGCAACGTTGACAACCGCTTCCAGACGGTGACGGTCTCTTCCTCCGCCAACGTCGTTGCCGGCGATTGCTTTACAATCGCGAACGTGTTCGCCGTCCACCACATCACCAAAGTCAACACCGGGCAGCTCAAGACTTTCCGCGTTGTCTCGGTGCCGGCTGGCGGAACCACGCTCGTCATTACCCCGCCGATCATCTCCAACCAGGTGGCCAACGATGCTGCGGCCCAGTACCAGAACGTCGCTGTTACGGCCAAGTCCGCAACGGCCACGATCACCTGGCTCAACATCGACCCGACGCAGATTAACTGCTTCTGGCAGAAAGACGCTCTGGAAATCCTTCCGGGCCGCTATGCGGTGCCGAACGATGCTGGCGCGGCTGTCATGCGGGCGACGACAGATCAGGGCATTGAGCTGGTCATGACCAAACAATATGACATCAAGACGATGAAGACTTTCTATCGTCTCGATACGCTGTTCGGCGTGGTGAACAAGAACCCCGAAATGTCGGGCGTCCTCCTGTTCAACCAGGTCACTTAATGAGAGATAGCCCGGTCCTTCGGGGCCGGGCTTATCCTTTTGGAGAATAAGAGATGCCCCAACAGCTTACAGTTTACCCATACGGAGAGGATCTTGTAACGCTCGCCGCCAATGGCAGCCTTACGCTTTCCACCACTGGCGAGGGCTTTTACAAAGTCTATCGCCAGGTCGGCTATCCCAACTACCCCAACACCTGGTCACTGATCGCTCAGGGCGATGCTACTGCATCCGCCACTGTCGGTCCTTATTCCGGCGGTGCGGAACTCCGCATCGAGGCCGGGTCTGACCCTGTCTATTACTCGGCAGGCACCGGCATTGCAGCCTCGGGTGCTGCGGCTCCCATCGTGGCGCCGTTCTTCCCGCCGGCTCAGGTTGGCGTTGTCGCTGAGTACTTCAACGACTTCTTCAGCGCGCAGGGCCTGTCTACGGACTGCACCGATACCATCGATTGGGATTTCACGATCCTTGAAGCTGGCGGCGGTGACGCTGCCTGCGCGCTGATCGATGGCGTTGGCGGTCAGGTGAAGTTCACGAATGACGGCAACGATAACGACCGCATCGTCGTCTCCAAGATCGGCGAAGCGTTCAAGTTCACGGCAGGCAAGAAGCTCTGGTTCCGTTCGCGGTTCCTTGTTTCCGATGCTGACGATGTGGACGCTTTCGTCGGCCTTGTCATCAAGACGGCCACCGACCCGGCCGGCACGGCTCCGACAGATGGAACCTGGTTCCAGCTGACCGAGGGCTCGGCAACGCTGACCCTGAAAGTGTCGAAGAACAGCACGGCGACATCGACCAATGTTGGCACTGTCTCGGATGATACCTTCCTCGACGTGGCCTACTATTACGATGGCGTGTCGGGCATCGACATCTATCTGAACGGCACCTATGTCGCGACATCTGCCACGACGAACCTGTGCGATGACGAAGAACTGGCCGTCTTCATGGCGATCCAGAATGGCGCTGCCGGGAATGATTACCTGACGGTTGACTACATATACGCCGCTCAGGAGCGGTAAGCTAACGGGGCGGGTCACAAGCCCGCCCCAACACTTTTGGAGAGAGACATGCCACTGAAAAAGGGTTACTCGCAGAAGACGGTGTCTTCCAACATTTCGCGCGAGATGAAAGCCGGCAAGCCGCAGAAGCAGGCGATCGCCATTGCGATGAACACAGCTCGCGAAGCAGCCATGAAGGCCGGCAAGCCTGGCAAGGCGCCTGCAAGGAAGAAGTAATGGTCCGGGTTCCTACCATCGTCTATCGCGCGGGCGGGAAGGACAAACACTTCTCGAAGTGGGGGCCTTGGTCATCCAAGGGCGTCAATACGCTCGAGGAGTACAACAAAGCCCTTGCCGATGGCTGGCATCCTACGCAGGCGGAAGCGTTCGGGCTGGTGGAGAAGCCCCAGCCGGCCCGCGTGCTGGCGGCGGTGGAAGAGGGCGAGACATTTGCCGATGAGGCTCCGCCAACCCGCGAGGAAATGATTGCCAAAGCGGGCGAATTAGGCATGTCAATAGACAAGCGCTGGTCAGACAAAACACTGGCGGCCAAGATACTGGAGGCGATGCGGTGAGCTGGACGAAGCGGGAAGTCGTCACCAATGCCTTCGAGGAGATCGGGCTGGCGAACTATGTTTTTGACCTGCAGCCCGAACAGCTACAAGCCGGACTGAGGCGGCTCGACAATATGATGGCGACCTGGAACAGTCGTGGCCTGCGCCTTGGCTATCCGCTTCCCGACAGCCCCGGCGGATCTGACCTGGACCAGGAAACCGGCGTCACGGACGAAGCAATCGAAGCAATGGTCTCCGGACTGGCTGTCCGGCTGGCGCCGCTGTTCGGCAAGTCAGTCTCGCCGGACACCAAGGTAACAGCCCGCTCGGCTTACATGGCGCTTCTGAACCGCCGCACAAACACCCTCGAGAAGCGCATTGACGTCAACGCCATTCCGGCCGGTCAGGGCGGCAAGTACTGGCGCTTTAACTCTGATCCCTTCTTGGCGCAGGGCGATCGCGGCCTTACAACCGGCCCTGATGACATCATCAATCTGGAGAGCTGACCCGTGGCGGATATCAACCAGTTAAGCGCCGTCGATACCCTGAACGCGGGCGATCTGCTCCCGATCTGGAAGACCAACAATGGCGACACGCGCAAGGCCGCTATCAGCGTCCTGCAAGCCTACATGCAGAACAATCTCACTTTCCCGAGCGTTGCGGCCGGTGTTAGCCAGTTCGTGCCGCAATACGCCTCGCCCGTCGCCACGGGTTTTACCGTCACCCTGACCAGCAACAGCGAAAACCGCTGGCTGATCCTGACCCCGCTGGCCGGGTATGCGGCGGGGACGATTGTCTTTCCGGCGCTCGCCAATGTGGTGGATAACCAGGAAATACTGATTGTCTCAACGCAGGCTATCGCCGCGCTGACCATTAATGGCAATGGCGCAACCGTTATCGGAGCTCCTGCTTACGTATCGGCCAATGGGGGCTTCCGGTTCAAGTTCAATGCGCTGGGCGGCATCTGGTATCGCCTGGATGAGGATCTTGATCCTGACCTTGCCGCGCTGGCCGGCGTGTCGTCGTCTGGCCTGCTAGCCCGCACGGGCGCGGGCACGGCTGCGGCGCGGACGGTGACGGGCTCCACGGGGCTGACAGTGACGAATGGCGATGGCGTCTCCGGCAACCCGACGCTCACGCTGGACGCCACGCTTGCCGGCATCTCGGCTGTCACAACCGCATCTGACCAGCTGGTCTACTCGACCGGGGTGGACACGTTCGCCACAACCAGCTTCACCGCTGCGGGCAGGGCGCTGGTGGATGACGCTTCAGCCGCGGCGCAGCGGACAACGCTGGGCGTGGGGACGGGGGATAGCCCCAGCTTCACGGCGGTTGTTGCCGAAGGCACCAACGGGCAGAAAAGTACTTACGGTATCGCCACGCAGAGCATTGCCGTCACTGGCGCGACCGCGGTTGCAACGGGCATTATCCCGGCCAACTGCCTCCTGCTTGGCGTCACAACTCGTATCACGACCGATATTGTCATCGGTGGCGGTGGGGTGAATTTCGACATTGGCAACGGCACGGACGCCGATGCTTTTGCAAACAACATTACCGCCCTGACGGCTAACAGCACCACCAACATTGCCCAGCATACGATTACGACGCCGGCTTATTACGGAGCGGCTGCTAACGTTGTGCTGACGCCCGACGCCGGGACGTTCTCAAGCGGGCAGATACGCATCAGCGCGCATTACATTTCACTGACCGCGCCGACGAGCTAAGGGGCTGATGATGGAACAGGTCGAAGCAATACTTGCCAGCTGGGACGGTCTGAGGATCGAGAACAATGGCTCTTACTGGCTGATCGCCGGCAGCTATCAGGGCCAGGCCCATGCCGGCACACGCGCCGATCCGATCAGCCTGGCGCATGACCTTGCGCGGATCGCCGGCAGCCCGGTTCCTGTGGTTGAGCCTGAGCCTGTCCCGGAGCCCGAGCCCGCGCCAGCTCCCGTCACTTCCGAAGCTGACATGCTTCGCCAGCGCATCGCCCAGCTTGAGGAGCTGGTCCGCCAGCTGACCCCGGCGCCGGCCTCCGACCCGTCCATGCCGCCGCCCGAGGTGATGGCGGAAGCCCATCCGGATGAAGGATTGGCTGAACTTAAAGCCAGGCTGCTTTCCGAGTTCGCCAGCCTGCGGAATATGCTGGTTGGTCACATACCTATGAACGAGCCGCAGCTTCTGCGCCTGCAAGCGCTGGAGCATCCCAAATTTCAAACCTGGTTGCAGGGGTAATCAATGGAACTCGACCGCACATTTAACCCGCGTTACGGTTCCGGCCAGACGCTATCCGTTACCGCGACCAGCCAATCCGTCACGTTCGGAAAGAACAACTGGGCTATCACGCTGACGAACCTTGGCTCAAACGTGGCTTACGTCCGCGTTGGTTCGGGAACTCAGACAGCTGTCGTGGCGGATTACCCCGTGCTGCCCCTGACGCAGGTCAGCATCAGCAAGAATTACGACGACGACACGCTCGCCGCTGTATGCGCCGCAACGCAGACAACCACGCTCCACATCATACCGGGCGAGGGCATCTAGGGTGCTTGCCAGATCCCGCAGTCGCTTCAGGGGCCGGGCGCAGCCTAATCCGTGGCTGGATACGGCAGCCTTTTACGGCGCGACCGACGCCTGGGATTTTACCTCCGACCAGTATATTCGCGCCGGTTTGATTGCTCCATCCGGCCTCACCGTCACTCGCGCATCGAGCGGGTATGCCCAGCGCGAAGATGGCATTTGGGTCAACTTCGGATCTGGCGTCCTAAGACGGACGGATAAAGGCGCACTGATTGAAACCGCACGCACGAACCGCGCTCTTTACAGCCGCGACCTGACGCAGGCGGCGTGGACCGCAACCAACGTCACCGTGGCGCGCAACCAAATCGGCATTGACGGCACGGCTAACAGCGCCTGCAGTCTCACAGCGACAGCGGGCAACGGGACCGTCCTTCAGGCTGTGACACACGCCAGCACGGCGCGTTACTTTTCGGTGTGGATCAAACGCATCACCGGCACCGGCACGGTCGAGGTCACGCTTGACAACGGTTCAACCTGGACCGGCGTAACGGTCACGTCAGCCTATACGCGCGTCGGCGCAACGCAGACATTGGCTGATCCGACTGTTGGCGTGCGACTTGTTACGAGTGGCGATGCCGTTGCGGTGGACTTCGCCCAACTGGAGGATGGCGGCGCTCCTACATCTCCAATTTTGACAGAAGGCGCTGACGCCACGCGCCTAGCAGAAGTGGTTACAGCAACACTGGTGTCAGGTGATTATCCGCAAACGCTTTACGGCGAGTGGTTTCAGCCCGTAAATCCAGCGGTCACTGGCATTGTGATGCAGTTAGACAACGGATCGTCTACGGATCGCGTCCAGCTTGCTGTTTCCTCTCTGCCAGCCTGGCAGCAGATAACAGTCAGCGGCGGGTCAACGCAGGCTCTCACGCAGGAAGGAACGCCTGTTTATGGCCAAGTGTGCAAGATGGCCGTGCGCGTCGCCACGGATGATGTTCGCATGGCCGTAAACGGCACGCTTTACACCGCAGACACATTGGTGACTGTGCCTGTTGGTACAACCACTCTGCGCTTTGGCACGCAACACACAAGCGTCTTTCAACTGCAAGGGTATATCCGTGCAGTCGCTCGTTTGCCCTTGGTGTTGACCGACGCGCAATTGCAAGCTGTTACAGGTGTTTGATGAGCAAAGCCTTAAACAATGTTCGCAAACTTAACGCCATCATCTACGCCAGCGATTACGGCGCGAAAGCTGACGGCGTAACCAACGACGCTACAGCACTTCAGGCGGCGATAACGGCGACGGTTGCGACGGGCGGCCTGCTGATGCTGAACCCCGGCACGTATGAGCTAGGCACGGCATCCCTGAACGTCACCGGGAGCTGTCAGATCGAGGGCATCGGCGCAACGCTGCGCCGGTCGGCCGACGCCAGCCTGCCGTTGCTCAACGTCACCGGCAGCAACGTCTCAATAACGGATATCGCTATTGTATCCACATTCGCGGGCGCTCCAGCCGTGAGCGTGAACAACTGCGCGCTGATGTATGCCGGCGGGACGAATGTCCATGCCGAAAACGTCACGGTTACGGGTCGGTTCTACATCGGCATTTGCATGCAGTCGGTGGTTGACAGCACGATAACAGATTGCCGCGTCAAAGGCGTCCGCAATCGGGCTTATTACCTGTATCTCGACTGGTCTGACGTTTCGATTTCGGACTGTTTTGCTGACGGAGCCGAGACCGGCGGCACGCCGTATTGCGATTATGGGTTTAACCTCAATCCGGGCGGTCTGTTTGTGCCGTCGCGCACAAACATTACCGGCTGCACGGCAACAAACATGACAAGCCAGGGCTTTGCGGTGAGCGAGCGGGCAATCTATACGAACATCGCCAATTGCAACGCGCAGAACGTGACGGGCGGGCCGGGGTTCCTCGTGCAGCGTGCGAACGGCTTCGACCAGACCGACACGAACATTTCGAACTGTCAGGCTATTTCGTGCCAAATCGGTTTTTATGTGACCGAATGCGTTTTCGTGAACTTCACCGGCTGCATTGCACTCCTAAGCACGACGGACGGCATATTCATCTCTGACAGTGAATATATCGGCATCGCGAACTGCGTTTCGCGCGACAACGCGACAAACGGAATATCACTGGTCGCATCTACGGCAAACTCAGTTGCGCGCGTTACGATCATCGGAAATCGCTGCACAACGAACGGCGGGACGGGCATCGTGTCAAACGCAAATTGTTATGGACTAGCGGTGAGCGCAAACATCGCGCTGGCAAACACCACAACGCAGATCAATATTCTCGGCACCGCCAATCAGGTCGGCAACGGCGCAAACATAGTTGTCTGATGCAAATCCCCATCCTCTCGGGCGCCTACAGTGACGGCAACGCGGATTTCCGCGTCAGCTACCCCGTCAACATGGTTCCCGTGGCCCAGCCGCAGGGGATCAGCTCGGGTTACTTAAGGCCGGCGGATGGGATCGTGCAGCAGGGAACAGGCCCCGGCCTGGATCGCGGCGGCATTGAGTGGAATAACATTCTTTACCGCGTCATGGGCACAAGCCTGGTTAGCATCAGCGCCACGGGCGTGGTGACGACACTGGGCACGATACCCGGAACGGATCGGGTCATAATGGTTTACTCGTTCGACTATCTGGCGATCGCCGGGGACGGGAAGCTGTATCTGTATGACGGAACAACGCTTACGCAGGTAACCGACCCTGACCTCGGGACCGTGGTGGATGTGGTGTGGGTGGACGGTTACTTCATGACGACCGATGGCGAGTTTCTCGTCATCACCGAGCTGAACAATCCGTTCGCTGTTGACCCGCTCAAATACGGCTCATCAGAGATCGACCCCGACCCGGTGGTGGGGCTTATCAAGCTGCGTAATGAAGTTTACGCGGTCAACCGCCACACGATCGAAGTCTTTCAGAACGTAGGCACGACCGGCTTTCCCTTCGAGCGCATCACGGGCGCTCAGATCACGCGGGGGTCTGTTGGCGTCAACGCCAACTGCGCCTTTATCGACCAGATCGCCTTCATCGGCGGGGGCATGGGCGAGGGGATAGCTGTCTGGCTGGGGATCAACGGAAATAGCGTCAAGATCAGCACGCGAGAGATTGACATTCTTTTGGCTGACTACACCGAAGCGCAGCTGGCGCTGGCGTTCATGGAGACCCGCACGGATCGCGATCATCGCCAGCTTCTGATACACCTGCCGGACAAGACCCTTGTCTATGACGCTGTGACAACCGCAGCGCTTGGGCAGCCGGTGTGGTATGTCCTCAGCACAAGCCTGGGCGGCGTTGGCCAATACCGTTCCAGCAAGCTGGTTTACGCCTATGGGCGGTGGAACACGTGCGACACGCAGACGAACCGGATTGGCTATCTGGTTGACAATATCTCGACCCACTGGGGCGAGAAGGTCGGCTGGAGCTTCGCCACGCAGATTATTTACAATGAGGGGCGCGGCGTCATTGTCCATGACCTCGAGCTGGTGGCGCTGACGGGCCGGGTTGCGTTAGGCGAGGACCCGACCATCTCCACGCAATACAGCGACGATGGCGTGACCTACAGTCAGCGCAAGTTCATCAGGGCCGGCAAGATAGGAGACCGGGCCAAGCGCCTGCTATGGATGCAGCAGGGAGCCCTTCGGAATTGGAGGGTTCAGCGCTTTACGGGCGACAGCGATGCTTTCCTGAGCTTTGCCCGTCTGGAGGCGCGGCTTGAGCCGCTGGCCTGGTGATGGCAGATCCGAAGCCCTTAACGCGCAACCAGATCGCCGCCTTCGTCGGCGATGACCCCGAGGCGATACGGGCGATTGAGAGGCTGTTCCGGGTTGCGGGTGAGCTGACGCCATCTGACATAGCAACGTTAAGCGCATCCATTGAGGCCAATACGCTGGCGCTGGGTGCAGCTCAGGATCAGGCAGAGGTACTGGCCGCCATCGCCAGGGAGCTGGGCCAGCGAGTTGTGCAGGCTGACACCGCAACCGCCTTGGCGCAGTCGGCGCTTGCCAGCCTTTCAAAGCTCGGGGACGTGGTGGATCTGCTGGCGCTGGCGCCGCCGCGTGACCCGCCGAGGAGGCTGTCTTACGGGTCCTTTTACGACCTGAACACGCAAAACGCGGCCGTCATCAATACTGAATACACGGTCAGTTTCTCGAATATGGACCTGAGTTTCGGGGTCTATCTGGCCGGCAGCCCGGCCACGCGGATTACGGTTGACCAGGCGGGCGTATACAATTTTCAGCATTCCATTCAGCTTGACAAAACGACCGGCGGCAAGGGGTTGTTTTATCTGTGGTACGCCAAGAACGGAATAACCGTGGCCGAAAGCGCAACGCGGTTGAGGCTGGAAGGAAATAACTCAGAAAACGTCGCTGCATGGAACTTTATATTTAATCTTAAATCCGGCGATTACATTGAGTACAAGTGGAGCGTTGATGATACGGGCGTGCAAATCAAAAGCTTCGCGACGGCCGCCCCGGCTCCTGCTACGCCTAGCGCAATCGTCACCGTCACTAACAATATCAAGGGTTAAGCCATGGCCGTGATTGCTAAAGTACTTGTACCGCCCAAGCAGATGGAGAACAGCCAAACCAGCCAGTACACGGCCACGGCGGTCAAGGCGATCATTGACAAAGCGACGGTGACCAACACGGGCGCTTCAAACGCTACTTTTAGCGTCAACCTGGTCACGGTGAGCGGATCGGCGGGAAACAGCAACCTTGTAATCGACACCAAGACGGTGGTTCCCGACGAGACCTACCTCTGCCCCGAGCTGGTCGGGCAGGTTCTCGAGGCCGGCAGCTTCATTTCCACTATCGCGTCTGCTGCAACTACGTTAACCCTGCGTGTGTCGGGCCGGGAGATTTCCTGATGAAATATGAGGATTTCACTTTCGGCCTGATGGGCGGCATCCCGGAACCCGAGTTGACGCAGCGGGAGCATGATCTCAACAAGCAGATGACCATTGAGGAATGGGGTTACGGCCCCGAAGCGCCCAGTCTGGCGAAGGGGTCTAACAGACCCTTTTACGATCAGATAGCCCGTGCCTGGAGCATCGAGCCGGACGAAGCCCGGCGGCGGATGTGCGCTAACTGCGAGTATTGGAAGAACTGCACCGAGACGCAAGCCATGCTCGAAGCCATCCGGGTGACGCCCTACGATGAAGCCGGCGGCCCGCGGGGATACTGCGAGGAGCATCAGTTCGCCTGCGGGGCGGCTCGGGTGTGCAAGTCGTGGGAAGAAGTTGAGAAAGAGGAGGAGTATGACTGATGTGGCCTCTTCTTGCCCTAGTAGGGTCTAGCATCATTGGCGGGGCGATGGCCTCCAAAGCCCAGAAGTCGGCCGCCAAGACCGCAGCCGCCGCCCAGACGCAGGCCACAGAAACCGCCACACAGGCTCAGCTCGAGGCGACACGGCTCGCCATGGAGGAGCAGCGCCGGCAGTTTGACACCATCCAGAAGCTGTTCCGCCCCTACGTCGAGGCCGGCGGTGGGGCTCTGGCCCGGCAGCTGGACCTCACGGGCGTCAATGGCCCCGAGGCGCAACAGGCGGCCATCCGGCAGATTGAGATGGGCCCGGAGTTCGCAGCCCTGACCCGGCAGGGCGAGGAGGCCATTCTTCAGTCAGCAGCCGCCACGGGTGGCCTGAGGGGCGGGAACGTCCAGACGGCGCTCGCCAAGTTCCGGCCCGAGGTGTTGTCCAGCCTCATTAGCCAGCAATACCAGCGCCTAGGAGGCCTGACGGCAATTGGCCAGGCGTCGGCCGCCGGACAGGCCGCAGGGGCTCAGGCTTTCGGGCAGCAGGCCGGCCAGCTTTACGGCCAGCAGGGCGCGGCGATCGCAGCCGGAGCCATGAACCGTGGCGACATAGCGGCCAACCTGGCGCTGGCGAGGGGCCAAGCCAATGCGAATATGTGGGGCAACATTGCTGGCTCGATCGGGTTCGCCGCCGGCCGCGGGCTGTTTGGCGGCTCGAGCAACATGGCCGGCGCCACGCAGTCGGTCTATGACCCCTCGCTGCTGGCGTATATGGGGCCGGGCACGGATGCGTCGGCGTTTGCTTACCCCGGCGTTCCCGTGAGGCCGGGAGGAGGCATCTGACATGGCGATAAATTACCAGTTCGACGTCATCAATCCTTTCCAAGCCGCCCTTCAGGGCTACGGCGCCGGGGCGCAGATCCTCCAGCAGGAGCGCAACGCGGCGCTTCAGCAGCAGCAGACGGCGCAGCAGAACCAGCTGTTTGCGTTGCAAATGGAGGAGGCGAGGGCCAGGGCGGCCAAGGTTCAGCAGGAGATGGCGAACGCTGAGCGCGTGCAGCTGGTCATGGCTGACTTTTACGACAAGGTGGCCGCCGGCACGATAACCGCCAAAGACGTGGCCATGGTCAAAGCCGTCAACGCCGAGGTGGGAACCTTTGGCGAAGAAATGCTTTCCAAGATGTCGGATGACGCAAAGCGGGTTGCTTTTGGAAACGTGACGCGGCCGCTTGCGGCGCTTGAATTAGGTCAGAATGACGTCGCCAAAGCTGATCTGCAAAGACAGTACGAAGCTGCGCTCAACAGCGGCGATCAGGAAACCGCTGATGCTGTCAAGATATATCTTGACCAGATGGGCACGGAAGAGGGCCGCACATTCCTGAAGGCAAGCCTGATGCTTGGCGCTGCTGAGTTGGAGCCAGAAAAGGGGATGTTTGAGACGGCTTTCAACGGCATACAGAAGATCAAAAATGCGCCGATGGAGGCCGAAAAGGGAGACCTTGAGATGCAGCGTCTCAGGGCTCAGATCGCAAGAGACAGGGCTGAGGTCAACAAAATTGCATATGAGCAGCAAGCGCAAAGCTCAACCGGCAGCGAGGTGCAGTCCTCAAAGATACTCGATGACGGAACATTTATCGCCGCCATGAAAGACGGCACTCGCATTGTTCGCAATCCGCAAGGTCAAATTGTGGAAGGTGATGAAGCGCAGCGCGTCATTGCAGAAGCCAACAGGGTTGGAACTGAACTTCAGGGACAGCGCGCCGGAGCCCGTGCCGGCGCCACGCTTGGCCAGAATGAAGCCAAGGAAGCCTTTACGGCTCTCAGCAATGTTCAAAGGAATATCAGTAACCTGGATCAGGTTGTTGAGGCAATTGATCGCGGCGCTTCGACGGGTGTTATTGAGTCAACTCTTCCGGCTTGGGATGCCTCGACAATTGAGCTTCGTAATCTCCAGTCTCGCCTCGGACTGAATGTCATCGGATCGGTTACCTTCGGCGCACTCAGCGAGGGCGAGCTAAAACTTGCGCTTGCTACAGCGCTTCCCACAAACTTGACGCCGGCCGATCTCAGAAAGTGGGTTATCAATAAGAAAACGGCTCAGGAAAAGCTTGCCACATATCTCAACGAGCAGGCGCGGTTCCTTAGCATTCCAGGCAGCACCGTAGGAGACTGGCTTGCCCATGTTGAGGCGAAAACACGCATGGGCGCAACAACCGGCTCCAGAAGCTCAGTAGTTCCATTGCAGGCCACACCACGCGCTCGCCAGCGCCCAACGTCAGAGTGATCCATGGAAGAATATGACGTCAGGCTCAGTGATGGCTCCATCATAGTGGTGCGCGCCAACTCTCCCGACGAGGCGTTGCAGATCGCCGCTCGCAGGATCGCTGAAAGGGAAGCCGCCCAGCAGCCAGCAGACGAGCAGGCTCCCACCATGGGACCGCTTGAAACGGCGGCGGATGTCATGGCCGGTGTCAGCCGTGGCCTGACGCCTTACCTCGGCGCCGGAACACTTGGCGCGGCGGCCGGTGGAGGCTTGCCGGGAGCCGCAGCGGGTGTTGGCGCCATGGCGCTGTCGCAGTTCGTCGGCGACCCGCTGGTTGATAGCGTCAATGCGCTTTTCGGAACGCAATTGACTAAGCCGACAGACGCTCTCAATGCGCTTATGGACGCAGCCGGGATGCCGCGGCCACAGACAGAAGCCGGCCAGATGGCTGAAAAGACAAGCGCTGGCGCGGCAGGGGCGCTTGGTGGCGTGGGTCTGGCTCGCAGCGTGGCGGCTGGGGCGGCGCCCGGAACGCTGACGCAGCGCGTGGCGCAAGTTGCAGCAGAGGCGCCAGTGGCCCAGACTGTAGCAGGTGCAACGGGAGCCGCCGCGGCTGAAAAGATGCGCCAGGAAGGCGCCTCGCCGCTTGTGCAGATGGGCGCTGGTCTTGCCGGCGGCCTTGCTGGCGGCATGGGGACGTCCATGATCGGCGGATTGCGCGGCTTTGGTCCGGGCGGCCCGGCTGGCCGCACGATGCTGGAACAGGATTTCGGCAATCAGACAAACGTCACGCTTCGCGTTCCCATGGGGCCAAGCGCTACGCGCGAACCGATCCCCATGACTTACGAAGATGTGGCAAGAGACGCCAACCTCGCGGCCCGTGGAGGCATGGGAAGCCAGCAGGCGGTTGAGCGTCTTGCACGCGCCGCAGCAATCAACCCCGAAGCGGCAGCGGCCGCAGATCGCCTCGGTATTGACGTTCCTCCGGACGTCCTGATTGACCATACGCAGCTGAAAGAAGCGATTGGCCTGACCCGCTCAATGCCTGGAACTGTGGCGAGTGCGGCGTGGGTGGATGCGGTGCAGAATGCTGCAACTCAGGCTGACGAGGCGATAGCAAGAATTGATGGGTCCGCGGATCTGTCCGAGATTTCAGACGCTGTTTTGCAGTCCATGAACAGGACGCAGGCCGATCTGCAAAAGCAGGCGGACGAGATGTATGCGAGGATTAACGCAAGGCTGAAGGGTGCGGGGCAGCCTGCGGCTGCTGCTGCTGCGGCTCCTGATGTAGCTGCGCTGAAGCAGCAGGGGTTTGATACAGAAAAGGTCTATTATCACGGCACATATCAGAAAGATTTTGACACGTTTGACATGTCCAAAGTCGGAATGCGCGAAGTTCCGTGGTATGGCGAGGGTGCGTATCTGTCGCCTGACCGAAACATAGCGAAACGTTACGGTGACAAGGTCATACCGTTCTATGTTCGCGGCAGACTTTTGACGGTTGATAACAACAATCCTTGGCCAGAATGGCTTAAAAGTGGCGCCGACATAAAAAAAGAATTAGAAAATCGCGGATATGTAGGACTTCAAATCAACGCTACGGCAAAAAGCTTTAAGTACGACAACAAAGGTAATGTTGTTTTAGATGAAAAAGGAATGCCTGTTGATGTTGAAGAAATTATGCCGGAAACGGTGGTTTTTGATCCTGCTAATATTGTCCGCGCAGATAAAGGACCATCAGCTCAGGCTGCTCCTGCGCCCATCCCCGTCGATCTGATTAACTCCCGCCGCCTGATGAATGAGGTTGTGAAAGAGCTTGGCGGCGACACCAAGAAGCTTACGCCACTTGAGCGCGACCTTATGGAAATGTCGTCTACTGGCCGCGAAACGCCAGTTACTTATACAGCCCTGATGCGTATGAAGAACGATGTCGGGCAGGCCCTTCAGAAGGCGACCGGCCCCTACAAGGACGTAAACAGCGGCATCCTGAAGCGTCTGTATGGCGCACTTAGCGAAGATCAGCTGCAATACGCGCAGCAGGTTGGCGGTGACGCTCTGCGTTCTGACCTGCGGCTGGCCAATCAGGTTGTCGCCAAGCGCAAGGCGCTGGAGGACCGCATCGTCAGCCTGTTTGGCGACGAACGCGACGGATCAATTGCCCGCAAGCTGGTATCCACGATCCAGAGCGGGGCCAAGGGCGATGTGACCGGCTTTAACCGGGTTGTCCGCTCGCTGCCGGAGGATCTCCGAAAGCGTGCTGTCGCCAGCGCGATTGCCGGCGCCGCGCGCGAGGAGAAAACCAACGGCTTCGGGTTTTCCAAATACGTGAACCTATACCAAGGCCTGCGGCGCAATTCAGAAATCTACAAGACTGTCGCCACGACCCTTGGCCCTGAAGGAGATAAGTTCCTGCGGGATCTTTACGAGATATCAAAGCGCATCACGGATGCGCGGGCGCAGGTTCTGACGACCGGAAAAGCCAACCAGGCGCTTGTGCAGGGGCTTATGGCCGAGGGGCTTGTTGAGGGCATTCTGAAATCAACTGTAGGCCGGCAGGCTGTTATGGGCGCAACTACAGCCGCAACCGGCGTTGCCGCCGGACCAGTCGCCGGAGCCGCTACGGCGATGCTTACGAATGCTTTGACGCAGGGACAGAAAAACAGGCTGAAAGCGGCCGGAGATCTTTTCGCCTCGCCTGAGTGGCAACAGCTTGTTATCAATGTCTCGACGCAACAGAACGTCAATCAGCGCATATTCAACGCCGCGAAGAATAGCGATGCCTTCCGAAACTGGGCGAAGCTATCAGGCATTGACAATCCCGACAGATGGCTGAGGACAACTCTAAGCGCCGCCATCGGAACCGGCATAGCGGTCGGCGATCGGCAGTCAGAAGTGCAACCGCGTATGGGACGTGAGGCCACAGAATGAGCGTTGTCGTTACACAGCCCTTCCTGCTCTTCTACGATCGCGCCGGCGAGCCGCTCGAGAACGGTTATATCTACATCGGCGCTCCGGGGACGAACCCCGAGACGAACCCGATCACCGTCTATTGGGACGCCAGCTTGACCACCACGGCGGCCCAGCCGATCCGCACGCTGGCGGGGTATCCATCGCGTAACGGCAGCCCGTCGAATATCATTGCTTCCCAGTCGCCCTACTCCATCCTTATCAAGGACAAGACAGGCGCTCTGGTTTTCAGTGATCTGAACTTTAGTGCGCCTGGCTTTGCCCAGACGCAGACGGTCACCGCGACGGCCGGGCAGACGCTGTTTAACCTGTCGGCCGGCTATAATCCGGGCACGAATGACTTGCAGGTGTTTCTGAACGGTTTGCTGATGCAAATCACGGCTGACTATACCGAGACGAGTAGCAGCAGCATCACCTTCACGAGCGGGCTGGCTGCGGGTGATGAAGTGACGACGATTATCAAGGGATAAAAAAACCCCGCCGTGTTAGGGCGGGGTTCTTCTATCAGGCCACTTTATTCCAGCGCTTGAAGGCGAGGAGCTTACCGGCGCTTGTCTCGGGCTTCTGCGTTTTCTTCAAGTCACGCGCGAAAGCGTAGAGGCTGAAGACGTTGAACGCGGAGAGACCGAAGCTGACTGCCCAGAGGGCGGCGTCAGGCCCGAGGTCCTTCCGGGCGTCCAGCCAGGCAAGCCCGGCGTGGGTCATCCCGGCCTCGATCGCCACCAGCACAAGGCCGAGGGCGATAGTCAGGGCGGCGGTAGTCAGGTGGCCCTTTTCTTTAGCCTCGGCGAAGCGGGTTACGCATCCCGAGAGGATCAGGCTTACGGAGATCAGCGCGAGGCTGAGGCCGCCGGCGACTATCCAGTCCACCGTTGCGTTGCTCGAGGTGGCATCAAGCCACCAGGGCAGAGCGCCGAAGCCAATTGCAAGCCACATCAAAACATTGCTTGCAAGAAGCGCACGAGTTTGAGTATCGTACATGAGCTGAGGGTCCTTCTCAGTTGTGGCCGCTGGCAGGGGTGTTGACCTTGCCGGCGGCCGTGTTGTTAGTGGGGTGACCTGCCTTCATCAGTGCCGGGCGGTCAGGTCCGGCAGACCGTCGAGGCCCGGAGGCCTCTAGGTTTCGGCAGTGTTTAGTATCCAAGCCAGCCCAGCAATTCCCATGCGTCTGTCTGCTCGGTGCACCCGCAGTCTGCCTGGAAGTCTGCCAGATCTGCATCGTGCTGTCTGAGTATCCGCGCCACCGCTGCTGGTCCCAGAAGGATAGGGTCTCCGGCCTGGTGAGCGAGGTAAGCGTCTTCCGAAGTGAATTTCATCTGAAGGTCCTTTTCAGAGTT